ATGCCAGCGGCATTGCTGCCGCCAGCATCGACGGCACCATGGATGCCGTCACCAGGCGCCACCTGCTGAAACAGCTGGGCGCTAACAAGATCAAGGTACTGACTTCCTGCGCATTGATCGGTGAAGGCGTGGATGTGCCAAGCGTCGGCGGCTGCATCCTGCTGCGCCCCACTGCCAGCGTTGGGCTCCACCTGCAGATGATCGGCCGATGCCTGCGACCATCCGGCAGCAAGGTGGCTGTGGTGCTCGACCATGTAGGCAACTGCCTGCGGCTGGGTCACCACCTGGAGCCGCGCGAGTGGACGCTGGAGGGACTGAAGAAGCAAGACCGCGAGAAGGCGCCCAGCGTGAAGGTCTGCCCCAAGTGCTACGCCGCGATGGCCAGCCAGGCGCGGGTGTGCGGCGAGTGCGGGCATACGTTTGCCGCTGAGGTGCGCGAGCTGGAGCAGGTGGATGGTGAGCTGGTTGAGATGGCCGCCCGCCAACGCAAGCGCCAGCAAGGCACCGCTCAGAGCCTCGACGATCTCCGCCAGCTAGCGCAGCAGCGTGGCTATAAGCGCGGCTGGGCTGAGCGGGTGTACCAGGCCAGACTGGCTAAGAGGCATGGCATCGCTTGACCGAGCAACAGATCCAGCAGCACATCCGCCTTGCCCTCAGCCGCGGCCCGGTGCGCCTGTACCGCAACAACACCGGCACGCTGCGCGACCAGCATGGCCGCCCGGTGCAGTTCGGCCTGGCGGTTGGCAGCGCTGATCTGATCGGCTGGACCACTCGCACGATCACACCAGACATGGTGGGTCAGCAGGTGGCGGTGTTCACCAGTATCGAGGTGAAAAGCGCCACGGGCCGACTGCGCCCGGAGCAGCGGCAATGGCTGGAGGCCGTGCAGGCAGCAGGCGGCATCGCCGGCGTCGCGCGCAGCGTTGAGGATGCGTTACAGATTGTGACTGCACAGGGTTGACCATGGCCAAGCACGGTGTATGATGGATGCACGGGGCGAGAGTCCCGCTTTCATTGCGACCCCAACCATGTCCGCTGAACTCACCTACGCCCGCCTTCGCGTCCTGAAGGCAATCGAGCAAACCGGATTCCCGCCCAGCAACACCCGAGCCGACATGCTGCGCCGGATGCAAGAAGCCGGCCTGATCGGCCCTATGGCCGGTTCGGAGCCATGGCGCATCACCAATCATGGCGCCAAGGCAATGCGTGAAGCTGACGCCCAAGAGGGCTGTCGTCTCCTGGCGGCTGCCTGCAATCGCATCCTCGCCTAACTCCACGCGGCCAGCCGGAGCCGCGCCCAATCCGGCAACCACTCATTGCGACCCCAAACATGGAACCAATCTTTTACCTGCTGCTGCCTCTGCTGCTGGTGGTGGCCGTCATCCTCTGGCTCACCGAGAGCCGCGAGCAGCGCATCCGCCGCTGGTACAAGCAAGGCATGAGCCAGCGGTGCATCGCCGATCGGCTGTGCTGCAGCCGTTACGCCGTCCGCAAGGTGCTGGCATGAGCAACGCCATCTGTTTCCTCATTGCCGCGGCTGCCTTTGCATTCATTGGCATCCAAGCCGCCGACGTTCCACCCGCCACTCATTCCGGCACGCAGTCCTACATCCGCAAATGACCTCCTCTGACACCTACTGGACGCTGCAAGCCGCCATCGCATACGGCGGTGGCTTCATGCGGCGCCTTGCCGATGCTGGGCTCCATGCTGACCCCAGCAACCGCCAGCGCCTGCTGCTGGCATTCCCGGAACTGCAGCAGTGCTACGGCCCGCAGACGTTCCTCCACCGCCAGGCACGAGGTAACGCATGACCAGCAACGCTGAATACCACGCCGACCCGGCGATCAGCGCCAGCCACCTGCACGCAGTTGCCGCCAGTCCGTACCACTACTGGAAGCGGTTCATTGATCCGAACCGCCCGGTGGTGCCGCCTACTGCAGCCATGCGGCTCGGCAGCCTTGTCCATTGCGCAGTGCTTGAGCCTGACGAGCTGAGTGCGCGCTACGGCATTGCGCCCGATCGCCGCACCAAGGAAGGCAAGGCCGCTGCTGCTGACATGGAGGCCGCCGGTATTGAGCCGGTGTCAGCCGCCGACATGGAGCAGGCCATGGCCATGAGCGCCAGCGTGCGCAGCCATCCTGATGCTGCCGCCCTGCTCAAGACCGGCAAGGCTGAACAGTCCTTCTGGTGGGATGACACGATCAGCGGCCTGCGCTGCAAGTGCCGCCCGGACTGGATGACCAATGACACGCTGGTAGATCTCAAGACCACCACGGATGCCAGCCCTGCCGGCTTTGCCAGATCGGTGGCGCACTGGCGGTACCACGTGCAGGCCGATCACTACCAGGCCGGCACCTTCGCGCGGCGGTTTGTGTTCATCGCAGTCGAGAAGACCTATCCCTTTGCGGTCGGCGTCTACGAGCTGGACGACGACGCCATGGATCATGCCATCGTGCTGCGGCGGCAAAACCTAGACACCATCGCCGACTGCCGCGCGATCAGCGAATGGCCCGGCTACAGCACGCAAACCATCAGCTTGCCGCGGTGGGCACTGCAGACCTCTGACACCATCACATCCGATGACTTCTAGCTCCCTTGCGCTCTGGACACCAGAGCAGACGCAGCTGATCGCTACCACCATTGCGCCTGGCTGCAGCAGTGACGAGCTGCGCCTGTTCGCCTATGCCTGCCAGCGCACTGGCTTGGATCCGTTCTCGAAGCAGATCTACGCCATCAAGCGCGGCGGCAAGATGACCATTCAGGCCGGCATTGATGGGCTGCGCGCCATCGCTGAGCGCACCGGCGAGCTGGACGGCAGCCATACGGAATGGTGCGGTGATGATGGCCAGTGGTCTGATGTATGGATCAGCGCCAAGCCACCGGCGGCAGCCAAGACCACCATTTGGCGCAAGGGTTCATCGCATCCATTCACCGGCGTGGCGCGCTTTGCCGATTACAACGCCGGCCAGGGCCTGTGGAGCAAGATGCCAGCCGCGATGATCGCCAAGTGCTCGGAGGCCCTTGCCCTTAGGAAGGCATTCCCCGCCAACCTGAGCGGCGTCTACAGCACCGACGAGATGGAGCAGGTCGAGGTGCAACCTGTCACGGTTACTGCAGCGCCTGCACTGCCTGCCGGCGATGCCAAGCTGTTTGCAGCTGGCAAGGCTGCCATCGCCAAGGCCAAGACCATGGACGATCTAGCCAAGGTGACCACACGCATGGAGGCCCGCAAGGGTGAACTAAGCGATGAGCAGAATGATCAGCTGATGCAGCTGGCACTCAGCCGCGAGGCTGAGCTGACCGTACCAGCTGACTTGGACGCATTTGATGATGACTGAGCCGTACCTGACCACTGAGCAGCTAGCCGCCCGTTGGGGCGTCAAGCCAAGCACGATCAAAGGCCAGCGCGCGCGCGGTTCAGGGCCACGCTATGTGACCCTGCCGCGCCTCGCTACGCCAGCCGGCACGCCACGGGTGCAGTACCCACTGTCCGATGTGCTGGCCTTTGAAGAATCCAACTCCATTACACCAATCAACCCATGAGCCTCTACGCATCCGGCATTGTTCGCATCATCAGCGATCCACAGCTCAAAGCATTTGAAAGCGGCACTATGGTTTGCAACTTCGGCGGTGGCATTCAGGAAGGCAAGGACAAGAACGGCGAATACATCAACAATGCGATTGACGTTGAAGCATGGGGCAAGACCGCCGAGATCATTGTGGACAAGCTGAAGAAAGGTGATTCGATCTTTGTATCTGGCAACCTGCGGATGCAGGAATGGCAGGATAAGGACAGCGGCACCAAGCGCCGCAAGCACGTGCTGAGCGTGCAACGGTTTGAGTTCCTGCCGCGCGTCAAGGTTGAGGAGGATGTTTTCTGATGTACTACCTGATCTGGCTGTTGATGATCGCCACGGCCTGCCTGGCGATCGGCAATCATCCCTGGCTGGCGTTGATGACCCTGACACTCTGCTTCACGCTGAGGTGCTGTTGTGATGACTGAACTATCACCACAAGCGCAGGCGGTGCTGGATGCTGCAGACGCCGTACTGGAAGAAGCAAACGCCCCAACATGGCTAGTTGCACGGGGTATTGCCGCCGCCCTGCGAGCTGCTACTGGCCAGGTGGTGCCGGAGCCCAGTGACATCGACAAAGGATCCTTTTCACTTGCCGCCATTCGCAATCGTTGCAAAGTACGCGACGAAATCCTCACCATCGCCGCCGAGCTGGAGGCCGAGCGATGAGCTGGTTCCCGATTTTTGGCGCTGGCTTTTTGGCTGGTTGGTGGATGTGCGCTACTACTTGGCCCCGCGACCGTGACCCCGACTGGCGCCGCAGCTTCAACCACGAGAACACCAACCGGCCCCAGGGAGATCCGCCACTGAGGTTTCGGCGCAGCACAAGCGGCTACCAACCGCGCCCGCAGCAGGGCACACCCAACCCGCCGCCTTCTGAACCATGACCACCCCCACCAACTGGCGAGCGCTGTGCGCTGAGCTGGTCGGAGCCTGGATAAAAGGCGACGACATTGCTGGCCCCATGGTCCGCGCCCGCTACGAACTGGCCCGGCCCGAGCCGCAGGGGCCGACGGATGCGGAGCTGATTCGGGCCTATCAGGCTGCCTATCAGCCCGCATGGGAGCGCGGTGAATACTACGGCTGTCACGTTGACGGCCTCCGCGCCGTCTTAGCCCGCTGGGGCCGCCCCGCCATCGAGCCGGTGTCGGTGAGTGAGCGCCTGCCGGGGCCGGAGGATTGCGATGCGGAGGGGCAGTGTTGGCTTTGGAGGACTGACGGAATAGAAGAGTTCTGGGAGTTAGTTATTCCATCGTATAACATCCATGAATACAACTGGACTTCTCAGTGGAAGTACACCCACTGGCTGCCCCACTGGGCGCTGCCGGTGCCTGGGGTGGAGGGTGGCAATGACTGACTTTCGTGCGCTGTGCCAAGAGCTGATAGACGAGATCGACGCAAAGGCTTATGGCATCAAATCTCTGCCATCATCAGTGGCAATCGACCGCGCCCGCGCCGCCCTGGCCCAGCCCGAGCCGCAGGGGCCGACGGATGCGGAGTTGATAACAATGTGGGCGACAACTCGCTACATCGACCAGCCAGAAGGTGGGCTGGCCTACGGCCGCGCTGTCCTCGCCCGCTGGGGCCGCCCCGCCATCGAGCCGGTGCCTAAGCGGGAGGACGTTCACTACGCCTGGGAACTGCATGATGCCGAGGGTGAGTGGCAGGCCGGTGGATCTGCCAACAGCTTGGATGATGTTCAACGAGAAGGCAATCGCTACCTGCAGACCTACTCGCAACATGGCCCCCACAAGCTGATCATTCAGCAACACCGCGTAACGACTATCGAGCCGGTGCCTAGGGTGGAGGGTGAGCAATGACGCCGCCTATAAGCCGTGGCGAGCGGATCTGCGTCACGCAGAATTGCGCCGACTGCGGGGGTCCAATCGGAAAAGATAACGGACCGCCTGATGGTTGGCAGCTTGAGGACGGCAGGACCGTGTGCCATTCCTGTTGCTGTGCCGACCTTAAAAAGTTTGTTGACCATGTTATACGAGCCCGTAAATAGCTGTGACCGCACTTAACGCCCTGCTTGCCCTCGCCCTGCTGCTCGCCCTCGGCGTAGCGGTTGAGCTGTGCATCAAGGCGGCCTTCGTGCGCCTGCTGCCGTTGCTGCTGAGGTTGCCGTGAAACCACTCCAGCTGTACTGCGTGGCATTCAGCCACACCGCACCGCTCCACCTGATGGCCCGTGATCTTGCGCACGCCATCACCAGCGCTAAGGAGCTGTGCCCTGATGCTCAGTTCCTCGGCGCCACGCTGGTGCCTGAATGGGACAACACTGATGACCTGAACCATGAGCGCTGATTCAATGAAGGATTACCTAGCCGAGATCGGCAGGTTTCCGCTACTGACTGGTGAGCAGGAGATTCAGCTATCGCGCCAGGTGCGGCGGATGATCGAACTGCAAGCGATGAAAGGCGAACGCACGAAAGAAGAGCTGCGCGCGATCAAGCGCGGTCAGCGTGCGCGTGAAACCATGATGAACTGCAACCTGCGACTGGTGGTTCACATCGCCAAGCGTTACACCACTCGGCTGAAGTGCAATGGCCTGGAACTGATGGACCTCATCCAGGAAGGTGCCATCGGTTTGAATCGCGCTGTTGAATTGTTCGATGGCACCAAGGGCTACAAGTTCAGCACCTATGCCTATTGGTGGGTGCGGCAATCAATCACACGCGCGATTGATACCAAAGAGCGATTGATTCGTGTGCCGCAGCACATCTTAGATACGACGTACAAGATCGCCAAGCTGCAACGCGAGCACATGCAACAGCATGGCAAGTCAATGACAACTGCTGAATGCGCCAATGCACTTGGCATCACGCAGCATGAAGTGCAAAGCTACGTGATGCGAAATATTCCGCATTCAAGCTTGGATCAACAGGTAAGCGATACAGGTTCAGCGCTAGGCGATTTGATTGCCGATGAACCAGCACCTGAAGAGCTGCACCAGGAGTATGGCGAGCAGTTGCAGTTGTCGCTGATGGAGTTGAATGACTTAGATAGAAAGATCGTCTGTGGGTATTACGGCATTGGGGCGACGCAGCAATCTCAACACGAAATGTCCAAGGAGCTTGGTGTAACGCGCAGCGCGGTGGGCGATCGACATCGCCGCACGATGCGCCGATTGCGGCTGCGGTTGGTTTATCATCGCAGCTAGTTCCAGCTCGCAGATATAAGCAGTCGCTTGCTTGATCAGTTGCGCTTGGTATGCGTTTTGCTTGATGATTGATGCGCATAGTTTGCGTACATCATCAGCGTTTTCATGCGTGAATGCTGCGCGTGATTGCGCCTCAATGCGCAGCTCTTCTTCAATGGACCATGAAATAACCAGCCACTTTGCCCATGTCATGACACCAGCATGGCCCATCCGGTACCAGGACCATCTGCCTCCCATCGGCGCAGCCAATTCTTGCGGCTGTAGGCAATGCCTGCGCCTTTGGTGTGGTTGACGTAGCCGCCGTTCACCATATCGGCCTCGCCGTTCGGATCATTGTGGATGTAGGCATCGCTGGTTGCTCCGATGATCACGGACCAATGGCCGCCACCGGTAGGCGCGCCGACAGGCCCTTTATGAAGCCAGCCGACCATCACGGGGCGACCAGCCTGCAGTTCGGTGTCGATCACGGCAGAGTTGCAGTTGGTGCGCAGCCGCGCTGTAAGTCCTAAGGATTGCAACGCCTTGATCTGCGCTTGCGCGTCGGTGGTGTCGCCGGAGCGGGCGCGGATCTTGTTGTAGGCATCGTCGCCGCTCACCTTGCCGTAGAACTTGGCCACCATGGCAGCGCTGCTGCTGAAACACTCGCGGTAGCCGGTGCCGCTGGCGTTGTCGTTCTGCGCCTCGTAAGGGACGCGTAGCAGGATGCCCTGCGGTGCGCCCTTCTGCCAGAGTGCGCCCTCAGCCTTACGTCGGCGCAGCAGGCCAGCCTCAACGGCAGAACCAGGATTGCGGTAGAGCAGCATGGCTGCTGGCATGGCAGCCCAGTCCTTATCGCGCAATGCTGCGCTGATGGTTTCAAACCCAGCGCTGCCGTAGAACCCAATGCCGAGGTTGTAGGCGAAGCTGATCAACGCGCAGCGCTGTGGATCGGCCATGCTTGCCCAGTGCGGGATCGTGCGCAGGCGTTCTGCGATGCGGTCCACCTCAAGGCGGAGCAGCATGTCAGCTTCGATTACGTTGATCTTGTCGCCGCGCTGCACGGCGCTGCCATCCGGGAATCGCGTGGTGCCGTAACCGATCGTCCACGGATCGCCGCCGCTCAGCGGATCGGGGTAGGCGCTGAGGTGGCAGCCCTCAAACTCCTTGATGATCTGGATCGCATCAGCCAGGTCGGTCTGCTTGCCGGGGACGCTCCAGGTCTTGAACCATGGCTGGTCGCGGTTCAGCAGTTGCGGGGCGCGCTTGTTGATGGCGGCCTCGAGCTCGCTGATCGCCGCCAGCTGATGCGGCAGTCCCTTGAAGTACCGAAACAGGTCAATCAGCCGCAGTGGTTGCGTCATGGCCGTTGCAGGTGCTGCGGTACTGACTGCCGATAACTGAATGCGCTCTTGATCTCGGACCAAATGACAGGGCTCAGCATGGCGGCGACGACAGCGAGGATGACCACCTGCGCCATGCGCGTCTCCAGTCGACCGACGCGGACGCCTAATCCGCTCCGCTCAGTCTTGTCGGAGATGGCGGCATCAAGCAGCTGCTTGAGCTGGCCCTCCAGTACACCAATGGCGCGCAGGATCTCGCCGTGCGTTGGCTCAGTCACCGCTTGCGGGATGCAATGCCACGCAATGCGCCGAGGATCAGCTGGGTCCAGCTGTTAGCGCGAACGCCGGGCACGATTGCCAGCAGTTCAGAGCCAGCCAGCAATGCCACGGCGATGCTGGTGATGTCTTCCGGTGTCATCGAAAGTTGTCAGCTTCCGACAGTCTAATTCTGCAGCGTGAGCGTGCTGGCCGCCAGGGAGAAGGTGCCGTTGCTGGTCGTGATGTTGCTGTTGAAGTCGTTGTAGGCAACCAGCTCATCAGCACTTGCTAGTCCGCCGCGGGATTTGTAATACACCGCGCCGCGTGCGGTGATGGTGCTGCTGGTCCAGGAAACCGCTGCAAACTGAATGGTCACCTTGTCGTTGGCGGTGTCCTTGGTGACAGTGACAGGCACGCTGATGCCACCGGCGGTGTAGCCAGTGCCGCTGACTTCGTTGGTGACGCTGGAACGCTTGAGGTGCGTGTCCTTGTCTGGTGTGTAGCTGCTGGTGACCAGCATCACCTTGAAGCTGTCGGTGTCGAAATCGATGGCGTTGCGCGCCATGTCATCGATACAGGAGTTGTAGACGAAGGAAGCCATCAGGGTGCAGGAGGCTGCGGCCAGGTGATGTCGAACGGGTTGGCAGCATCGGCTAGGTCGCGCAGGGCCTGGCGGTAGGTCGCCCAGGCTTCACGATCGGCGCCGAGGTCGTAGTCACTGATCTGCGTCCAGTCGCTGGCCTTGAGCAGCTGGATGCGCCGCTGGCGGACCTTGGCGTGCTGCGCCTGCAGCTCATCGAAGCTGTAGGGACGCACGACGTACTCAAGCGCCTCGGCGTCCCAGTCCACCTTCTCGGTCCTGTAATCGCACTCAGGTCGCTCGTAGGGGCCAGAGTAGCCGGCACGCCCCAGCTCATCAGGCGTGAAGGTGGTGCTGTCCGTGCGGGTGCTGCCGTCCGCAAAACGAATGCGGTGCGGCAGTGGTGCTGGGGTGGATTGGAGGTGTGAGTACAGAGTCATGCGTTGGGGAATGGTGCAGTAGGTGGCGTGAAGTTGGCGGTATAGCGAGCGACGCCTTTGGTGATGCGGAGATCATCAATGTAAGCATTGATAGCGTTACTGCCTGACGCGCCTGATCCAATAGTTAAGGCGCTGGCATTATCCTCCAGCGTTATTGAATAGGTTTGGTCGAAGTTTTTAACTCCGTTAAAGAAGCCTCGAAAGACATTGCCGCTTCGCGTCACCGCATAATGATGCCATACTTCTTTTGTTGGATTTGATACGAGCTGCTCATTTCCTATATCCCACGAAGTTCCACTACTGCTTGCGTAAAATCCAACTTCAGAGCCGCTACCATAGTAGATTAAAAAAGAGCTAGTATTTGTCGGCCATGTTCCTTTTGAAATTATTGCCTTGCCGTTTGATGCACTGGCGGTTAAATATAGCCAAAACTCAATAGTAAAATTTCCGCTGCCAAAATCAAAAGCAGCATTATCGGCAACACTAAGATAATCGCCAGTGCCGTCAAAATAGCCACTAGCCCCACCAAACTTGTTTTGTGCGGTGCTGATCTGCGTATTGCCGTTGGCAGTAACTGTGAAAGCGTTAGAACTGCTATCCGTAAAAGTCGTGCTGCCGTTGCTGCCGTCCATGTGCAGCAGCAGCGATACACTAGAAAAATTGGGATCAGTTTGAACACCTTCAGGCCAAATCCCTGCCCGCTGTGCCACGCTCTGCTCGTTCTGGAACCACAGGCCAGACGCTGTGCCGGTTGTCGGTGTGCGCCGCACGCCCATAAGGCCACCGTTGAAGCCAAGCATCAGCTGATGTCCTCGTAGGAGATGACCAGTTCCAGGTCGCTGGCAGCGCTGGCCTGTGCGCGGAGGCTGTGGCCTTCCTCCAGGTAGATGTAGGCCTCGCGGGTCACCAGCACCTGGGTGGCATCAGCTGGCACGACGATGGTCTTGCCGATGGCGAAGCCGGTGGTGCCGTTGTAATGCTCCAGGCTGATGTCAGCCGCTGCTGTGCCGTCCACGTTGGCGCAGTATACCGAGTTGACCTTCAACACCTTGCCGCTGCTGGCGCCATTGCTCAGCGCTGCGGCCATGCTTGTGGTTACGGCATAACCTACGGTCTTGCCGGTGACGGTCGTGACGGAGCTGCCAGATTTAATGTTGGGAGCTGCCATGAATTAGTCCCAGACGGTGTAGGGGTCTTCATCCCAGTATAGGAATGACGCGAAGTCATAAGTGCTTACGTCGGCAATCACAGAAGCTGCGCCACCTGCTAGGGTGATTGTGATGCTCTGCTGCAGGCCGCTGGTTGAAGTGGCGCTGCCGAATGCCAGTGTGATGATCACTGCCAACTCAGCGCCACTGGCAAACTTGCCTTCAGGCGGTACGGTTTCAAGTGCCAGCTCGACGT